TCACTCTTGGGCGTCTTTTTGTATATTTTCGATAGCATTTATCTACAAAATTCCTTGCTACGATGGTGTAAAGGAGTGATGATATGCAGATTAGCTGCGAGATTATCAGTATTGATGAGGAACGCGGTACAGCAATCCTCAATTTCCATGCACCGGATGAGCAAGGAAAGGACAAGCCAGTGATGGTTATGATAACTGAAGATAAGTTGAGAGATTTGTAGAATAATCCACCTAAGGTACCAAGATTTGGGTTAAAATGTCTTGGGAGGTGAAATTATGAATCAGGAAATCATGCAATACTCATTGAGATTAGATCATATTGGAGATTTAATTATTGAGATCAGCAATTTAATTGGTAAAAAAGATGAAACTGTGCTGAAAGCCATTGAAAATTATCATTATGCGTGTGATGCACTTAGCGAAGTAAAAACTCCCTCTGTTATCACTGAAGAGCATAGACAGCTGGTCAACAGACTAAACCTATGGATTAAAACAACCGAGTTGTTAAATTCTGCTAAGACCAAAGAGGAATTCGATAAAGCTTTAGTCTACCAGAAGCAAGAAGAGCAAAGATTGATAACTGTTACAGAAACAATCACGAAAAAATTAAGTTTGGCATTGAGATAAGCACCCATTGAGGTGCTTTTTTCATGCAATAAAACAGGAATTAGAGGTGGTGATGCTATGTGAAGCTGACAGAAAGGCAGAAGAGATTTGCTGATTTATATATTGAATTAGGAAATGCATCAGAAGCTGCTAGACAGGCTGGATATAGCCCTAAGACAGCTTTTAGATCAGGTCAAGAGAATATGCAAAAACCTGCAATTAAATCATACATCGACGAGAGGATTGCTGAGAAGGATTCTAAGCGCATTGCAAAGCAAGATGAGGTATTGGAGTATCTAACCTCAATTATGCGTGGAGAACAGCGCGAACAAGTCCTCAAAGGTGTCGGTATGGGCGAGCAAGAGATCGATGAAATAGACGTAGCTGCAAACCAACGTATTCGAGCAGCCGAATTACTCGGAAAGCGATATGGATTATTCAAAGAAAGTCACCAGATTGAAGGCGTGCAACAGGTTGTGATACAGAATGACCTCGACGACTAAAGTAAGTCTTAAACAGGTTGTTGGTGGAGGATATAAGGAATACTGGAACTATAAAGGCCGTTATAGAGTAGCTAAAGGCGGTCGTGGTTCCAAGAAGTCCACAACGACAGCATTGAATACGATTGCCAGAATGATGGAGTACCCTTTAGCTAATACGCTTGTTGTCCGGAAAGTATTCAAAGATCACAAGGATTCAACGTATGCGCAGCTTAAATGGGCAATAAGACAGCTCAAGGTAGAGCATTTATGGGTAGCTAAGCTTTCTCCATTAGAAATCATATACAAGCCAACTGGACAGAAAATTATGTTCCGAGGGCTAGACGATCCAATGAGTGTAACATCCATTACTGTAGAGGTTGGCTTCCTATGCTGGGCTTGGTTCGAAGAGGCCTATCAGATTATGAATGAGGACGACTTCGACAAAGTGGATATGTCCATTCGTGGTGAGCTGCCTGATGGATACTTTAAACAGATAACGCTGACTTTTAACCCGTGGAATGAAAAGCACTGGTTGAAGCGGCGTTTTTTTGATGAAAAGCAGCCTAATATATTGGCGATAACCACTAATTATCAATGCAATGAGTTCTTGGGTCCCGATGACAGAGAGTTATTCGCTTGGATGAAGAAGAACAACCCCCGGCGTTACAAGATCGAGGGAATGGGTGAATGGGGTATTGCGGAAGGTGCAGTATTCACCAACTGGCGTGAGTTTGCTTTCGATATCGAGGAAATCAAACAGCGAGAAGGGATCAAGAGTGCATTCGGACTCGACTTTGGCTACACAGTGGATCCGTCTGCTATGGCTTGCGCCCTGGTTGATGTGAAGAATCGGGAGCTATTCCTATTTGATGAAATGTACAAGCCAGGATTGCTCACGAATGAGATAGCAGAGAACATCAAGGAAATGGGATACAGTAAGGAATTGATTATTGCGGATAGCGCAGAAAAGAGAACTATTGATGAGTTAAGGAAATATGGTGTCAGACGAATCAAGGCAGCTGAAAAGGGTCCTGACTCAATCAGGGCTGGTATTCAGTTCCTGCAGCAGTTCACCATCTACGTTCATCCACGTTGCACTAACTTCGCTATGGAGTTCGGTAACTATGTGTGGGACAAGAACGCAGAAGGTAAGCTGATCAATAAGCCAGTGGACGAATATAACCACTTGATTGATGCATTGCGTTACAGCATGGAACCAATCAAGAAGAGACAGAGAATGTTGAGGTAGGTGAGATAATGAATAAGTACTTGGAAAGGCTAAGAAAAGGAACACCGGATGCTGCGCTGATCAGTGAGATTATCGATGATCACCAAGCGGACCATGACCGAATGTTAAGCTTTTACCAACGATACAAGGCAGCTATAGATGGCGTACCGATATTCAGTCGGAGTGCAGTCGATTATGAAGACTTTGAGACAGGAGCTATTAAACGTCTTGATAATAAGGTGAATAACACACTGAATAACTCATTCGATTCAGATATCGTCGATACGAAGCAGGGTTACATGTTCGGGCATCCCATCACGTATCAAGTAGACGATGGTAGCGAACCAGGCGAGACATCGGAGCTTCAAGAGATGCTTAACAAATTCAATCTTCGGAACCATGTGGACGATGCAGACAGTGAGTGGGGCAAGAAAGCTGCAATATGTGGCTATAGCTCCAGACTTGCATACATCGACACAGAGAAGAATGAGCGAATAAGGAACATAGACCCCTGGGAGACTGTTTTCTTTGGTGACGAGGGGATGACAGAGCCGGAATTTGCGCTTCGGTACTATTATGGGTACAGAAATCAATTGAAAGCCGAGTTTTACGACAGCAAGAGAGTGTATTACTTCGATACACCAGAGAACGGGACCTTCGGCAAACAAGGTGATCAGCTTCATATGTTCGATTATTGTCCTCTATTCGGGTTACCGAACAATGAGGAACTTATGGGCGACGCCGAGAAGGTTTACCAACTGATTGATGCATATGATCGTACCCTATCGGATGCGAGTAACGAGATCGAGCAGTACAGGCTGGCATATCTGATTCTAAAAGGATTGGGAGCAGACGGTGAAACGTTGCAAGAGCTTAAACAGACCGGTATCATGCAGCTGTTTGACGAGAAGGACGATGTATCTTATCTCACTAAGGACATAAACGACGCGCTGATTGAACATCACTTGGACAGATTAGAGGATAATATCTTACGGTTCGCTAAATCAGTGAATTTCACAGATGAAAGCTTCGCCGGAAATATATCAGGTGTGGCAATGAAATTCAAGATCATGGCGCTCGAAAACAAATGCATAACGATGGAACGGAAGATGACTGCTGCGCTGCGATACCAGGCAAAGGTCATCTTTTCTGCGTGGAGGAAAAGGCATTCATTCATTGGCACAGACGATTTCCTAAAGGTATGGTTCCAATTCAAGCGTAATCTTCCGGTTAACACAGTTGAAGAAGCGCAAGTGCTGGCTACACTTAAAGGTCAAGTCAGTGAGAGGACGCGACTTGCAACAGCTTCATTTATCGATGATGTTGATTATGAGCTTGCAGAAATGGAAAAAGAATCAGCCGAAATGGATGAATACAGAAACAAAAAGTACCCGTTAGAGGGTGGTAACAATGACGCGGACACAACAGGAGATTGATAAACTCCTAGATCAAATGATTGTTGAAGCTGAAAAGAACCTGGACAAGGCTTTTGCTGAACGTATGAAGGATATTCTGGCACAGATAGCTGCAATGTATGAGAAGTATTCGGTAGAAGGTGAGCTTACCTTGGCTCAGATGAGTAAATACAACCGTCTTACGAAGGAATTAGAGCTTATCACAGAGGAAGTTACCGAAACCTATAAATACGTGCTAGAAGCTATCCAAGAGCTTATGGAGAATCAATACCTGCAGAACTACTTACGCAGCGCATTCCTTTATGAGTACCAAGCGCAAGTATCAATGGGGTTCACAGTACCGAGTGCCAAGCTGATAAAGGCAGCTATTCGTAATCCAATACCGAAGCTTACACTGCCGGAAATCATGAAAGCACATCGTAATTGGATTGTGAATGAAATAAATAAACAGATCACTCAATCATTACTAGCTGGTGAAGATTACTCCCGAATGGCTAAACGAATCACTAAGGTGGTCGATTTCAGCCGGGCTAAGGCTCGCAGAGTAGCGAGGACAGAAGCCGGAAGGGTAAGGTCAGAGGCTAGGCTAGAAGCAGGTGATAAGGCTTCTAAGTTCGCCAAGCTTGAGAAGGTTTGGAATGCCACGTTAGACACTCATACACGTAATTCACACCGTAAGCTTGATGGTAAGAAGGCGGACAAGGAAGGCTACTTCCATATTCGAGGGCTGAAAGCGAAGGGGCCACACCTATTTCATGTAGCAGCAGAGGATATTAACTGTAGATGCAACGTGATTTACCTGGTGAATGGTGAGTATCCAGAGATAAGGCGAGCTAGAGTGGATGGCAAGAATGTTGTAATTCCGTATCAGTCGTATGAGGACTGGGAGAAGACGCTCGGAAAGGCGGGGTAGCATGCATGAAGAAGTAATTAAAAGATTGAATGATAATTTGGAAAAGAAACAGATTACATCTATCTCCATTGATGCAGATATTGAGCCTAATGAACAAGGTGAGTTGCAATATACAGGCAAACTCACTTATACCATTGAAGTTGATAAAAATAAGGGGTGATGCCACTATCATTCGATTACGGCGATATGCCAGAAAGGATAAGGTGATCACGTATCTCGCAGCTATGCGTTAAATAGTCGCTTAAGTACAGCGTTACAGGCTTATTTTTTATGCACTCATACTGGCGAGTACAGCAGAGGGCGAAAGGAGAATTAACATGACATTAGAAGAAATCAAAGCGTTTTTCGATCAGAACAAAGACAATGCAGACGTTCAATCATACCTAGGAGAACTTAGGCAGCCTACAGCACAGGATGTAGAAGGGTTCCTGGACACGGAAGCAGGTCGAAAGCTGCTACAACCACGATTAGACAGCCATTTCACTAAAGGCTTGAACACTTGGAAGGAAAACAACCTCGAAAATCTTGTTGATGCAGAAGTGAAGAAGCGTAATCCGGATAAAACACCGGAGCAATTGGAGCTTGAGAAGCTTCGTCAAGAGCTGGACAACCAGAAAAAAGAAGCAGCGCGTGAAAAACTAACGAATAAGGCGGTGGCGTATGCCTCGGAAAACGGTCTACCAACTGATGTTGTGTCGTTCTTCTTGGGTGAGGATGAAGATTCCACCATAAAGAACTTGGACTTGTTGAAAGAGAAGTACGAAGCAGCTGTTAGTGCTGCTGTAGATAAGACATTTGATCAGAACGGTCGTCGAATCGAGAATAGCGACGGAAATACACAAACAACCAAAATGGATATCGGATCACTTGCGAAAGAGGCAAGTATTCGAAAATAAGGAGGAAAATTGAATGCCAACTTTTAACCCGGCAAACGTATTGATGCAAGATGCAGTAAATGGAAAGGTACCATCCGAACAGGGTACGCTCGTTTTGAAGGAATTCATGACACAATCAGCAGTAACAAAACTGGCTAAGTATGAAGAAATGACGAAGCCAGAAAAAGAATTCACTTATCTGGCATCAGGCCCTGGAGCTTACTGGGTTGGTGAAGGTGAGAGAATCCAAACTTCTAAGGCGCAATGGCTCACAGCGAAAATGGTTTCCAAGAAGCTCGGTGTCATCATCCCTGTATCTAAGGAATTCTTGCGGTACAGCGTGAGCAACTTCTTCGAACAAATGCGCCCGGCAATTGCAGAAGCATTCGCGATCAAATTCGACCAGGCAGCACTATTCGGTGTGAATTCCCCATTCGGAACAGGGGTATCTGTATTTGAAAAAATCCAAGCATCCGGCAATACAATTGCATTGAATTCCATCGGTAACCTTTACGATGAGCTCAATGGCCTTATGGCGTTGGTAGAAGATGCGGACAAAGATGTTGATGGATTCACTACCACTCGTCGTTTCCGTCAAAAACTTCGCGGTACAAAAGATGGCAACGGACTACCGATCTTCAATGATGCTACTGCAGGAGCAACTCAGCAGGCTCTTGGCTTGCCTATCGGTTATGTAGACTCCAAGTCTTGGGACTACGAAAAGGCCCTATTGCTGGCTGCTGATTGGGATTACACTCGTTACGGTATCCCACAAGGTATGGAATATGCAATTTCCGAAGATGCGACACTTACTACAGTCGTAGATGAAAACAATGTACCGATCAATCTATTCGAGCGAGACATGGTTGCATTGCGTGTGACGCAGCAAGTCGGTTTCATGACATTAGCTGATGACGCATTTGCTGCAATTACACCAGAAGCTGCAGGTGCGTAATTATGGGATATACGTCTAAAAACTACAAAACAGCTGACAAGTGGGTTGTCACAGGGGAGCTAAGTGTAGAAGACGGCGGAAAGATCACTGTGGATGGTCAACCGATAAGCGGAGGAAGCAGCAGTGTTGCTTGGACTGATGTTACTGGTAAACCTACCGAATTTCCACCAGCAACTCATACACATACTGCTAGTCAAATTAGCGATGCTTCCTCAGTAGGGAGAAGCATTCTAACAGCGCAGGATGCGGCAGCAGCTCGCACTGCAATTGGTGCAAGTGGACCGGTCGCAACTGGAACAGCAGCACAGCTGGAAGCAGGTACGGATACTACGCCACGTTTGTTTACTGCCAAAATGATTCATGATGAGATCGCTCGTCAAATCGCAGCTATTGGAGGTACAGCATGAAGATAGTGAAAGATGGCAAGGAAATCGAAGTAACCGAGAAGGCGTATGAAGTCGTTTATTCGTCTCTTGGCTTTAAACCTTATCAGGAGCCGGAAGAACTTGATTTCTATGACAAGTCAGCTGCTGAACTGAACAAAATCGGCAAAGAAAAAATCAAAGCCTTTTTGAAACAAGAGGAAATAGAATTTGATTCTTCGGCTACTAAGGATGAGCTAATCAGCATTATCACTGGAGAAGGTGACGATAATGGCGATGACAACGGAGGAAGTCAAGAAAATACTCCAGATCAAAACGACGAAGCATGATGATTACCTGGATGCCATAATCCCTCTGATCATCGAAGATACGAAAATAAAGTGCAATAACATATTCCTAGACCCCGTCACAGGCGAAGAAAGACTGCCAGGCGGGGTTAAGATTTACATTGCAAAGGCTTGTCAGTACAATATGCAGCCTTCAAACCTCAAATCGAGGACTCTGGGGAACGTTTCGTACTCATTCGATTTAGAGTTCCCATCATCAATAACGAAGCTCCTAGCGCCTTATAAGCGCCTTAAATTCGTGTAAGGAGGTAGACAGATGGACAAAGTACGCGTATCCAACGGTAAACAGACGATGATCGTACAGAAATCTATGATTCCAGCAGGCTATAAGATAGTTGGAGATTATAAAGAACCTGTTCAGGAAGATTTAGCAACGAAAACAGAAGCGCAGCTAAAAAAGGTCAAGAAAGAAGACCTTGCTAAGTATCTCGATGATAACAACGTTGAGTACAGCGAAGATGCAACGAAAGATGATCTGATTGCTGCCATTAAAGCAGATCCTGAACAATACGCAGCAGAGTAGGTGATGGAATGTTCTATAGTCCATATGACGAATTCCCTCACGAAATAACCTTTCAGCAGTATGTAGACAGTCAAGAAGATGGCGCGGGTGGTTATACCGAAGGCGGATGGCAGGACTTTGCTACATCAGAAGCACTTGTCACTTCCGTATCAAGCCGTGAGATAGCCCAGGCAGAGCAGACACGCAATCCAATAGATTACGAGGTCTATTATCCTTACAGGGATGATGTTCTCCCTTCCATGCGTGTCCTGTACGAGGGCAAGGTACTGTCAATCAAGTCTAAGCCCATGGATCAGGGCGGACAGCATGAAGTGATGCTTATCGAGTGTAGCAGAGGGAACGCTAGCGATGGCCAGGAGTAGATTACAGT